AGACCGTTAATAGTTCCAGTTGCCGTATTAATATTTGGGAGTTGTGCTTCGTCACAAAAATATTCAATTCCCTCAGATATACCAGGATAACTAACTGGAACATTCTCAAAGGCGACAACAAAATTATTAGAGTATGACATTCCGCCTCTAGCGGATATGGCAGACATAAATTTATTGATTGACACACTAAATACCTATGTTGGTCCTTCTATATTTATGGCGTACTCTGGATTTTACAAACCTAAAAATCCTACTAAGTACCGTGGCAATCCTTCAAACATAGTTTATAGGTCGCTATGGGAACGTAAGTTCATGGTGTTCTGTGATAACAATCCATCAATAATTGAATGGGGTAGCGAAGAGGTAATCATTCCTTATCGCGCACCTGATGGTAAAGTAAGACGATATTTCCCTGACTTTTACATCAAAGTAAAAGAAAAGAGTGGCAAACTTACCAAGTATATTATTGAAATCAAACCCAAAAAACAAACTCAACCACCGAATGAGAAAAACAAAAAAACTGCTGCCTATCGTAATGCCGCACTGACTTACGTAAAGAACCAAACTAAATGGTCCGCTGCGCGAGAGTATTGTGAAGACAGGCAGATGAACTTCTTAATACTAACCGAAGATCACTTAGGAGTCTAAAATGGCAACCGGATTTGCGTCAGTCCAACGTAATACTACAAACAAGGACCCAGGATACAAGACATTATTTGAACGAGTCTCTGCTAAGACAGGTGGAGAGAAAAAATCCATGACTTGGTATAGATCTGCAGTAAAAGCAGAAGCAAGTAAATATAAAAAGAATTTCAACAAGTACATCTTAGACGAAAAGAAAGATCGTGTTGGTGCTGTCAAAGAACAAGACAAGAATGAACTGCGTAGATATGCAGTAGCAGGTCATCTATACATGTTTGAATACAAGGCAAAGATGAAGTGGTTGCCTTACTATGATAGATTTCCTTTGGTGTATTGTTTCAAGGCACCAGGCAAGCATGAATTTTGGGGTGCTAACTTACACTACCTATCCCCAAAGAAAAGATTGATCGTTACTAAGAAATTGATACAAGGAAGAATTGATATACCTAAGGTATGTTTCCATAAATATCTAAGTAGTCATGTAGATGGATTATATCTTGACCTTGCTGCAGATGAATGGGACACTGCTATTCTTTTGCCGACCGAGGATTATGTGAAAAATGTTAACGGAGTGACTTTTCCTGTCGATAAAAAAATCGTTTGGGAAGATACCGATGACAAATTCTACGATAAAATCTCAGGTCAAAGAATGATTAGAGGATACGGCAGTAAGCAGTCTAAGGAGATGTCCAAGTAATGGCAGAAGAACAATCACCATCAGCAAAACCTACACAAAACCCCTTAGCATATAATCCTGGAGACTTTTTTGTATCTGGGGGGAAAACATATGTTTATAAAACAGATGGTCTTGATTATAGTACTGGACAAGTAAGTTTTTCTTGGCAAGAAGTACCATTTTCTTTTAACCCAGAAGGAGGAAAACAACTTGTTTTACCACCAACTGGACCTATTGCTGCCGCGACAGGATATGATTATGAAACACAAGCAGAAAATGCAGCATCAGAGAAACGTGCAGGTAAACTACCTTATCCAAAACCACTTGCAGATGCCTCCAGACCCCCAGAAGGAGCGGGATCTCTTCGTTATCCTTTACCAGGAGAAGGTGAAGGTGGAATATCACAAGATGGTGATTATATATTATTTCAATTCTATAATTATGCCCCACCGTTTAGAAATCGAGAATCTCGGGGTACTGGGGTTGATTATAACCAAGCAGGAGAATATACTCCCGCAGCAGGATATAAACCAATCATGCTTTATATGCCAGAAGATATTTCATCTGCTTTTAAAGCAAATTGGGATGGCAAAAACATGAGTAACCTAGCTACCGATTCTTTACGTGCCGCAGGTCGTTCAGGTACATTAGATAAATTAGCAGGTGGAGCAGCTGCTATCAATAATTTAGTTGATAAAGCTGGAGCACTAGCAGGTGCTGCAGCAATTCAAGCTGCTACATCAAAATTAACAGGTGACTCTCTATCTTATGATGATATTTTTGGTGGTATATCAGGAGCAATCTTTAACCCAAATACAGAACTATTATTTAGCGGTACTCAATTGAGAAACCTCCAATTAAGTTTTAAATTAGTTCCAAGACATCAAAAAGAGTCTGGAGAAATAAATAATATTGTAACACAATTCAGCAAAGCATTACTCCCTACGTATAATCCAGGAGAAGGTGTATTTAATCCGGAAAGTGAGGGTGTAAAACTAGGATTTATTGGAGTTCCAAAACTAGTAAGAGTTTCATTTATGAAAGGAGCTGGAGAGAATAAAAGGTTACCAAGATTTAAAATGTTTGCTCTAACATCATCTGAGGTAAACTATACTCCAGATGGAACTTATGCTACATATCTTGATGGACAACCAGTAGCAGTCGGATTACAATTAGGATTCCAAGAAACAAAAATTTGTTTCGCTGAAGAGATCGGTAACTCAGTAAGATAAAATGTATTTTTCACTCATTCCAAATATCTCATACGATGAGAAACCAATTAGTTATCCATTTTCAAGTTCTGATTTTGTAACTGCTAAGAATTTCTTTCGTAGATATAGAATTAACGATGATGTATTTTCTTATGCTATCATTTTTCAGAAGTATTCAATTGAAGATGGTGAACGTCCAGATACTTTAGCAAAGAAAGCATATGGTGATCCGTTTTATGATTGGATTATTGTTTTGACAAATAATATGGTCAACGTCAAATATGATTGGCCAATGACAAACTATGAGATGTATAAGGTTCTAGAAAAAGAATATGATGATCCGTATGGAACTATACATCACTACGAAACAGATGAGATTGGACCATACAGAAAAGGTCAACGTGTTGATGAGACATTCTACAATACAACACACAAACTAAACATTGATGGTGCTATCATAACAAAAAACGGCAACGAGATTTGTGGTCCCGTCACCGTTGCTGAGTGGTTTAGTAATGAGAATGAAAAGAAAAGAGAAATCTTTTTACTGAAACCTGCATATCTAGAATCATTTGTTAATGATTTTAGAAGACAAAATTTATACAAAAAAGACGCTAACTTTATCAGTCAGCGTCTAAAGAAAACTGGTTGACTTTTCTAGCAAAAAATTAGCGGGAAAAATTTTTCCAGTTTTATGGAATTCAGTTTAGCGTTTCAACAGCAGCAAGTGCTTTCTGTCTCAAGTCTTCAGGCAGTGGAACATAACCAAGACCATCAGACATTGCTTGTGCTTTCTCACTCAACATATAACGAAGAGTTTCTTTCACACCAGTCTTAGACTCAGGGTATGCTAGGACCCAAGTAAGGGAGACAATAGGATATGCGTTGGCACCAGCAGGATTAGCGTCAGCACCACGAAGTTGATCGTCCAAGATGATTCGTGATAGACCTGCTGCAGATGTTTCAGCATTTGCTTTGACATAGTTACCTGCTTTGTTTTGTAGTGATACTTGTTGAAACTTATCACCATTCACATAACCATAGTTTAGATAACCAATGGCACCAGGAACTTGCTTCACTTGTGCGGCAACACCAGAGTTACCTTTACCACCAACACCAGCAGGCCACTTTACTGCCTTACCTGTGCCGACATTCTCTTTCCATTCGGGAGAGAATGCTGATAGTGAGTTAGTGAAACCTTTTGTGGTGCCACTACCATCAGAACGGAAGACAGGAACGATAGTTTTACTATCACATCCAAAGGTAGACCAGTTAGTAATCTTACCAAGATATACATCAGCAAGTTGTGTCTGTGTCATCTTGACATCACAACCAGGCATATTGTAAGCAGGAACAATAGCACCACCAGTCATAGGAATGTGGACCATGGGGATGGTTTGTTTCTCATCACTTACAGCACCATCACTGGCACCGAAGTCAACAGTACCAGCAATATATTGACGGACACCAGAACCACTACCAACTGCTTGATAGTTTACTTGGTTACCAGTTTCACCTGCCATGGTTTGAAACCATGCTTGATACAATGGAGCAGGGAATGTAGCACCTGCTCCATCAAGTCTGAATGTAGTAGATGTGCCACCACATGCCACCATCAGAGGAGCAGCAGCTGCGATTGTTGCGAGTGCTTTGAGTTTCATAATCACTCTTCAGCAAGACGTGCGAAGTAAGACAGTGCGTCGTCATCCTCAACGATTGCCTCTTCCTTGACGGGAGAGGGAGCATTCATCTGCTGACGGAAAGAAGATCCACCAGTGATGTCAGGGTCGTTGAACCCACCAGTAGCAGCGACTGGTTCATACTCTTCACTGTCTACTGTAGGAACAGCAGTGCGTTGAGTGATACCAAGCACCATGTTCAGACGACGCTCAAGATCCTCATAGGATTTGAACTGATCTTTATTGGTGAATGCTTCAAGAGAATTCTCTTGCTTCCAGATTGCTTCTAGTTGATCATCATCAGCTGACAGAGCAGAGACAGAATCAAACTCAGAACTATCATAGTTCCAGTAACCTGCGACCTTCTTGATCTTCAGTTTGAAGTTAGCACCTTCCCAAAGGTCAAAGACATTAACTGGTGTCTCATCTTGGAACTCAGGTTGCATAGCAGAGAGGATCTTGTCATGGATCTTCTTGCCAAACTTGTAAAGGAATACTTTACCTTCGTTCTCAGGGTGCTTAGGATCTTTCACAACATAGATGTTGCTGTAATACTGAAGCTTACGCTTCTGCTTACGAGCAGTCTCTTTGTCCTCATCATTACCGCTGTTCCAGAGACGGCGGTTGACTTCACCAACAGGATCTTTCTCGTTGAGTGTAGTCAGGGAATTTTCAATATACCAACCACCAATACCTTGGAAGGCATGGGAGTATAGTTTTGCCCAAGGAACGGTCTCGCCGTCAGGGGCAGGGAGGAAACGGATAACAGCGTATCCATTTCCAGAAGCGTCAACCTCCGGTTTCCAGAAACGTTCATCAACGTTCTTACCGCTGGATGATTTCTCTAATTCCTTTTGAAGGAAGTCAAAGTTTGTCTGGGATTTACGCTTAAGGTCTGAAAAAGACATAGATTTTTAGATTAGATTGGATTTGGTTTACGTATTGGGTCTTACGCTCAGTAATGTGCTGCCCAACGAAGTTATTATAACAGGTGGTGGGGTGGGTGTCAACCCGGTGGTTCCTCACCATTTTCAAAACGGGTCTTGAGAACTTGAACTTTCTCTAACAACTCATCAAACATCTGCTCAATGGGTGTGTCTGGTGTAGCACCTAGCATAACAACCCCTTGCTTCATTGTCTCAAGGACAGAGACAGCTTCAGGATCGTCACTCAACTTGATGCGAGCATGAAAGATCTTTTGTTTTTCAATAAGAGTTGCTAGAGTATCAAAGTATTCTAGTTTACGTTCTTCATTA